AAATATATAATTTGAATTTTAATTCAAATTATAATTAAATTTTAATAAGTAAAAATATATAATTTGAATTTTAATTCAAATTATAATTAAATTTTAATAAGTTAATAATTAAATAATTTAAATTTTAATTTAAATTATTATTAAATTTTAATAAGTTAATAATTAAATAATTTAAATTTTAATTTAAATTATTATTAAATTTTAATAAGTTAATAATTAAATAATTTAAATTTTAATTTAAATTATTATTAAATTTTAATTTGAATTTTAATTCAAATTATTATAAAAATATATAATTTAAATTTTAATTTAAATTATAATTAAATTTTAATTTGAATTTTAATTCAAATTATTATAAAAATTTTAATTTTTTTTTTAACCAAATTTAACTAATTGGTTAATCGAAGCTGAATTGACCCCCGCACTAATTCTACACTATAAAAACTATAAAATAATTTTTTTATTTTATCGTCTCTTTATCAAAAATATTATATTTTTATTATATATGGATAAATTTAATATATCAGAATTGGGGATTTTTATATCTGTTTGTTCGGCCTCTTTAGTTGGTCTATTAATTGCTTGTTTTAAGTCTCGTTGCGACGAGATACAGTGCTGCGGAATAAAAATACACAGAAAAGTATTAGACGATAAATCACCAAAGAAACCAATAGAAGAAGAAAATATTTTAGATAGGGAAATACCAATTTAAAAAAATATTATATATATATATATTATGTATAATCAATCATATTATGAGAAAAATAAAGAATATATTAAAAAAAGAAATCTAGAGTATTACCACAAGACTAAGAACGCAGATTTATATATAAAACGGAGGATTTATAATAATAATTATTATATGAAAAATAAAGACAATTTTAATAAAAGGATACCAACCAAAAAAAAACCTTTAATAAAACAAGAAGAAAAAAAAGAATATAATTTCTGGATTAAATTTACCTAAAAAAATAATATTATATAATATATATAGAAATATTATGAATCCTAAAGAATTATTTTCAGAAGTTCTACAAGAATTAAACTATTTTTTTTATTATAATCAATATGACGAAGAAAAATACCCCCACTTTAGAGCCTTAGACCTTATAGACGGTGTGTTTTATTGTTCTGAATAATTATTTAATTTTATTATTTTTAAATAAAATTAATTAATAAGATTTTATTTTATAATCTTTTGGCATCGCTTTAAGGTCTGCTGTATAGTGATATATAAATCCTTTATAATCATTACTAATTAGTGTATTATCTATAACCATAATTCTATAATTTTGAGGTATAGTCTCCATTAATACAAAACCTTTTTTTTTATCTTCTATACTTATACTTAACCACTGTTCAACTATATTTTTTTTATTTTCATAGTTATTTTGTTTAAAAATAAACATATAATCGACGTTATCACGCATAGTCGGGGAAAATTCGGAGGACTTCATATACTGTATATTTAAAATAATTGATAGTCTGTAGTGCCTAGATAAAGTTAATAATTTTGATAATATGTCTATCTGTCTTTTATTTCCTGATTTTACTATATCGTCTAAAATTAATAAAGTGTCATAATCTCCGTTAGGCTCTGTTTCAATTAATTTTCTTTGACGTAATAATATACCATCTAATAGAGATTCTGTAAAGTGTTCAAATTTATATTTAGGGTCTAAATAGTCATAATCTTTATTAAATACTCCAGTAGGACTAATTAATATTATAAATTTTGTTTTTGCTTTTTTTATATGATAATTATATACCTGGTCTCGTGTTAAAGTTGATTTACCAACTCGTCGTCGTCCTAAATTTACAAATACTGGATATTTTTTTACTATATTATAGTCGAATTCTTGTATATTCATATATTAATAAATAATATATTTATTTACTTACGGCTCCTTGAATACTTTTTACCGCAGTATTTACGACTGGTTGTCCTACTGCGCTATAAACAAAAGAACTTAAAGCGAGTTTGCCTCCTTCTTGGACAGTATCCATAGATAAAACCTGCCCTAAGCCTCTTTGTTTTGTAAATAATATTTTATAAGTTCCAGCAAGGAAAAAACCTTGAGCGATTGCGTCTACTAAATTCATCATCATATCACTATTTGCCATAATTTATATATATATATTATATTAGAAAATTTTTTCTATAATATTCTTTCTCTTACAACACTTATAATACTTGAAATACAATTTTATATAAGAAAACGAATTATATATAAGATGATAAGGACAAAAATATTTTAATTTTTGCCCGAGTGTTCGTCGTTTTTTTGTATCCTGTTAGTTTCCATCCGATATACGGCTATATTTCCTAAAACTAATAAAAGTTTTATTTCTGGAGTTAGTGCGGATGATTCAATTATACCGAGGTCTACCATCTCTTTAAGGATGGGTATTATTTCTTCTTGTTTTGACATAATATCACCACTGAACCCCTCTAAATCTGCCACGCCGAAAGAATCGGTAATCTTTTCTAATCCTCGACTAGCCATAATCAACATATTAAAAGCAGTTGTAGACCCTGCCTTATCTGATATAATCCTAATATAAGTATTTTTAATTCTTTCTAGTGTTTCTACTGATGATTCGGGGTAAGAGTATTTCGGATTATAGGTAATATCTGGGAATTTATGGCGTAATATTTCAATATCTTCAACTAATTTTTTTTTTATTTCGTCGCTAGGTATTGCTATATCTTCTATATTGTTAATTTCTGCTACTGTTTCTACTAAAGTTTGTTTTTTTGGTTCTAAATTTACTATATTATGATGTTTATTAATATGGTTTTCTAGGGCTTTTTTAGGGTCTTTACAGTGTGCGCGTGGTTTATATCCGCATATCTCACACTTTATCTCTTTTCCTAAATCTTCTATTTTTTCTAAATTATTACTTTCTATTTTTGTTTCTTCTGTTTCTTCTTTTATATTTTCTATAAACTGGTCAAAGTTTTCAGACATAGTTATATATATATAATAAAATTATTTTAAATTAAATCTTTTTTTATAATCTATAATACTTTCTTTTAAAGTTTTCTTATTCCATAATATATAACGGCTTAGGCTTCCTGCTGATTTATAGTCGTTCCAGTCCTCCCGTGCTCTGTGTCTTTGTAAATATCGTTTTTTTCTATCTTCGTCCCTGTGTTTTGTATAATCTGACATACCAGAGGAGCCGAAGTGTGTAGTTTTAATTTTTTTATTATTATCATCATAAAATAGTGCGGTATATTTTTTTCCTTCAATATTACTTTTTTTAATAATTACTTTCATATTATATATATTTAAATATATATAATAAAAATTTTATTAGTAATTAATTTGATATATTATTCAACTCAATTTTATTTATTTCTATATTATTAAATTTGTTTTTACTATTTTTATATTTTGTTCCTTGACTCTTATAATATCTAAAATAATTTCTTACGGTCTCTTCGTTCTTCAATATTGGACACTTTAAAACTATATCTTTATAAGAACAACAATTAAATATAGCGATAGTGTCCTTATCATCGTTTAATATTTTTACTGTATATTTATCTTTAATATTTTTAGAATTATTTTTTCTCATCCTATATATATAAATACTATTTTTTTAAATTGGTAAAATCTATTTTTAGTGAGAATCTATCAACACGGCTTCAAATACTAACCTTATAAAAGTATAGTTATCATATGTGGTGTGAGAGTCTGTGTCTGCTGCGTTGTTTAATTTTATTAGTGATGGTGTGCTATCTGTCGCAACATCCATATATTTAAACGCAAATTTTAAACTAGTAGAGGTCGTCCAGTGTGTGGGGTGGTCTATTACTATATAATCTGTATTTATTCTCTCATAGGCTGGGGTAGTTGTAAAAGTAGCCGTCCTTTCTGGTTTTCTTATTGAATAGCCTATAGGTATAAGTCCTGTATCGCTCTCTCCTATGTCTTGGACTTGGTTATTATCGCACCAGTCGCCGATATCTAAAAAAAGAGGAGAGCACACATCCCGACTAATTATTCCGCTACCACTTACCCCCTGTTCTAATTTTTCACCGTATATATTATGGTCAACACTTTTTAAAATTAATTTTCTAAACTTCATATCTTTATGAGGATTGAAGGTCTTAAAATTATCATAACTTGAGGTAAGGTCTGCGCCTGTTATAGTGAAAGTTAAAAGCATAATTTATATATATATTTAAATTATATTTTTATTTTGATTAAAATTTATTCTTGGATAGCCCGAATACTTGTAGCCCCTGCCGAGTTGGTCTGATATGAGACTAAGTCTAATTGTTCGGCTACTATAACTATATCTACATTACCACTAGAAACAGTGCCCGAAAAGTCAGAGGAAGTCTCGAACTCTATTTCTAATTGTGGAATAGAAAGAGTGCCAAAAGATAAGGAACCATCAGCAGAGGTTCTAGCGTTCCAGCCCTGCTTAAAGTTTAGACAGTAAATATTTTCTAGGTGCTTTCCTGAGTGGTTAGAGCCATCTATACCAGTTTGTAGAGCAGTTCCAGCCGTGGCCGTATTGACTACACTAAGTGGGGGAATAAATACAGATTTAGAATTAAACCACTCAAGATCTTTATCTTGTCCCGATAAATTACTAAAATCTACTATATCAGTTCCTGTAGATTGTAATTTAATAGACTTAATAGGTAGTAAATTAAAATAATCTTTTACTGTTCCAGATGTGGCTACGTCGTTATCTCTGGCGTAAATATAAAGCCTTTCTACTAATCCTGAAAACATATTTAATTTAATACTTTTTTTAGCCCCAGTGCTTACGGTGCTTTCTATATGGGTCGTGGTATTGTATGCTAGTTGGGTTAGTGGTGTGCCTGCTGGTTGATAACTAATCGCCCTAAATTGTTTTTGCTCGTCTGGGTGTAATTCTGTAAGATAATTTACAATACTCATACTACTAATAGAACAACCAGACCCCGCAGTAGTTATAAGAGAGTGCGCCCGTTCTTGAGAGCCTACGTCTACTTCAAGGTGTAAGGGAGATTGTAAGATACCTAAATCTAAAGAACGACTCAAGGACTCTTCAAAAAAGAAAGGTAAAGGACAATTAAAAGTCTGAGTCAGACCAATTGTCCGAGCCTCTGGGTCTTTTGATAGACGAGCCCCGCTAGCCACTAGAGACGTCCCCGAAGCCGTCCCCGTTATTTGACCATCAGCACCAACCATACGACCAAAATAAGCACGTCTAACACTTTCACTCTCTGTCATATAACGACTGATAATATATTCGGGAGACATACGAGCGATGGTGTGTCCTTGGTAAACCAATCTTACTTCAGTAAAGACGAAAGCACCAGCACCCCAAACCAACGATACACCGTCGCTAGTTGAAGGACTGCCACTTCTAGCACTAAAAACAGTTCTTAAATATAGACTATCTAAAAAACCATAGTTAGGTAATTGAAATTGTATAGTTCTATCGTATCCTGCGTTAGACTGAGAGGCAATCTCTACTCTGGTTTTTACTGCGGGGCAGTGGTTAATCTCACTTCTGTAAATTTGTTGACATCCCGCACCACCAGAAGCCGAAGAACGGTTCTTAATTGCTGTATATAAAGACGAATTTTCGTTCGCTCTAAGTTGTGTTGTTGCTGAAGACATAGTATATTTATATATTATAATAAGATATTTTATTTATTATAATATTTTAAATTTCTAAATAATAGTAAAAATTACTTTTTCAATACAAATAATATTAATAAAGCACCACCAAACATAAGTAAACTATTTCCTAAATTTTCCGCCTTTTGTATTGTTGAATCTATACTTTTTTTTATATCTTCTGCTCCTTCTAGAATCCCAGAGTATACGGGTTCGATAACTTCTCTTTTTATTTCTGTTCCGACTTCTCCAAGGTCTCTTTTTAACTCCCCTAGAGCTTCATCACCTTTAACTATTTTATATCCTTGTCGTTCTCTTTTTGCCTCTATTTCCATATTTTGATTATTATCTACATCTAGTGGATTATTTATAAAATTAGTTATTCTCTCTCCTATTGTTTGTTCTTTTGCTTCTTCTTTTATATTTGGTTCTTCATCTTTTCCGCTGTGTTTAACTGGTTCTACTTTTGGATTAATATTTTTTAACTTGTTTAAATCTGGGTTTTTTAAGTTATATTCTGGTATTACCTTTTTTTTATCTACTTTAATATGTTCTACATCTTTAATATTATTTTCTCTTCTTAGTGGTGTTGCTACACCTCCGTAAAAGTCGGTGTCGTTTTGTTGAAATAATAGAATAGGGGGCATATTATTATTATATATATATAAATAATATTTTAATTATTCTATATTTTATATTATTGTCCGAAAACCTCGGTATATTCAAAAGATAAACTAATATAAGACGAGTTGCCGTCTGCTCCAACTGCTACAACATCAGAGGCGGTAAATTGTTTTATTTGTGCGTCGTGGTCTAAATAATAAAATTTAATTATTATATCTTGATTTAAATATTTACAACCCCCGTTAAATAAGACCTTGTATAAATCACGATTAGTAATCTGCCCGCTCGTGTCGTGTTTAGTTCCTCCAATAGTAATAAAATTATTTTCTTCTGTTGAATTATAGACCTCATCACTATTAACAAAATTTAAAGAAGCAAAAATAACTCTTTGTTGGTCTCTGTCGTCTTCTATTGATAAATTTGAGGTTTCTATATTGTGGTATATGTGGAGTAGTTTAAGGTATTTTATCTTCATACTTCTATGAAGTTTCACTCTGTGTCCGTCTATTTTTCCTATGTCTTCTCCTTTAACTGTAAAAGATAAAATCGCCATAATATATATATATATATTTTAGATAATAAATTATACTTTATTATTCATATTAGGTATAGGTTTTTCTACTCCTACTATACCGTATGAACTTATTAAATTTTCATACATCATAGCAATTAGACTAAATCCTAACCACTTTTGTAAACTATTTTTATCTTTACTAACGCCTACGAATTGGTCAACCATATAACCTATAGAGGCATATTCGACCACTCGTAACGTATCGTCTGAAACGTTATCAAAAGGAGTATTGGGTATTGTTCTTTTAATTAATCGAGGCATAATATATATAATAATATTAGATATTAAATTTTAATTAAATTATTAATATCTATATAAATATAATCTTTATTATTAAATTTTTTTATTTGGTATTCTGTATCAGCGTTCCACCTGTAGACACCGTCTATAAAATTAAAAATAAAAACTTTTTTTCTGTTTAAGGTATCTTTATACTGCAATTTATTAAGACCTACCATAGAAGACGGATAAGATTTATATTTACAATTTCTGGACTTTAACTCTATTAAATATTCGTTATTATAAAAATCAAATCTACTATATTTATTATCAAATTTATTTAAATTTCCGAAAATATTATTTAATTGATTATATAAAAATTTTTCTTGTGATAATCCGAATTTTACTCTTTTATTTATTTCTTGTTGTGATAACATATATATATAAATTCTATATTATTTTTTTTAAAATACCGTTTCAATTTTAATTATACTAAAATATCAACTTTCCATAAATTAGAGCCTAAGTCGTAATCTCGTTTTTTATTATGATTTTTATTTAATAAATATCCTTTATTGCTCATATTTTGGGCGGTTATTTTATCTGAATAATTATAAATTAATTCTTCTAAGTTTGTTTGTTTTTTTCCGTTTGTATTATTGTATATGGGTTTAAAATTTTCTTTTATTTCTTGCTCTTCGTATTGGTGTTTTAATACTTTTATAAATTTAGGGCAGTCGTCAACATCACAACTAAAAATAGTATCTATATCCCACTTTTCAGTGTCTGGCTCTTTAGTGGTTGGTATTTGTGGTTTTTGTTGTATATTTTGTAATTCCTCTTTATTATCAACATCAATAAAAATAGAATCAATATTTTTAATAATATCGTAATTTTCATAAATATTACTTACTTTTAATATATCTTCATCTTCTAAACGGTCGTAAGGTTGAATATATTTTTTTTGAGGGTCTCTAATTCTTATATTTTCTAAATCTTGTTTTTCTTTATCAGTATCAATAAAAACCGAATCTTTATTTTTAATAGTGTTAAAATCTTCATAAATATTACTTACTTTTAATATATCTTCATCTTCTAGACGGTAATAAGGTTGAATATATCTTTTTTGAGGGTCTCTAATTCTTATATTTTCTAAATCTTGTTTTTCTTTATCAGTATCAATAAAAACCGAATCTTTATTTTTAATAGTGTTAAAATCTTCTAAAACATCACTTACTATAAATTCGTCTTCTATATCCTCTATATTTGGTTGTTCGTCTAAATCTAAATCTAGTTTTAAATATCCTACTTCTTGTTGTATTGGTTGTATATCCGTTTGTATTGGTCTTTCTTCTATATTAAGTGGTATTGTTTCAACTGGTCTTAAGTCCATATATGATTTAGATAGTGGGTTATTATTTGGTATTTCTTTTTCTGGTGGTTTATTCATCTTATATCCTGTTAAGTCGAATTCTGGTTTATTATAAGTTAATCCACTTTCACCCTCTATATTTACTTTTTCACCATAACCAAAATAAAGCCCCGCTGTGTCATATATAGCCGTTGGTATCCCTGAGTCGTAAATCTTACCACCTAAATATGCCCCCCCGCCCGCTCTTGCTGTTAGGTCTAGTGCTTTTTTTCCTAAGTCCATAAGTTGTATAGTATCTTCTATAAATCCTAATCTATCGACTATCCGTTCTTCAAAAGTTTGACCCGTTGCGAATCTGTCCTCTGGGTCTGCTACTTCTATTCGACCATATCCAACGGGCGGAACTTCTAAGAGTTGTTGTTTATAGATTCTTAAGTCTCGTTGTTCTTGTGGTGTTCTTGCTACTTGTGATTCTAAATCGGTAATAATTCTTGAGAGTTCCCGTCGTCTTTGTGAGTTTATCTGTTGTTCTCTATTTTGATAAAATTCGGGATTCTCACCGAGTCTGAATCGGTTTTCCATACGCCGTATATTTTCTAAATTTGTATTTATCTTCTCTTGTAAATTATGTATAGTGCCTGTTCTAGGGTTTGTATATATTTTTAAATCTCTGGTATTTCTTTCTATTAATTGTTTAACTGTATAATATCTGGCATACATACCCTGACCTCCTGCTCTTGGTCGTCCTCGTGGTGGTTTTGGTAGCCCCTGTAATTCTTGCTCGAGTCCTTCTATTGTTTGTTCTAGGTTGTCTGCCTCGCTTCTTAAGTTTTCTATTTCTGTTTGTTCTGTTTGTAGTTGGTCTCTTAAAAGGTTTCTTTCTCTATAGGCTTCCTGTGTAGTTGCTCTTCTTTCCATAAACTCGGGATAAGGCATCCCCCCTACTTCTCGTAATCTTTCACCAGTTGTAGTAAGACCAAAGCCAGCCCCTAGAATTTGTGCTACTGTTCGTCCGTATGGTTGCGCTGTTTCTTCTATATCTTCTTCAATTTCTTTTAAATCTTCTAGTATACTTTCTAAGGGTGGTTGTTCTTCTAAATTTTCTTCTACTGCGTCTATTAGGTCTTGTATATTATCTTCATCGTCTATTTTTAGTGGTAGTGTTTCTCTTCCTAAATCAGAATATATATTAGAGGGTGGCTCTACTGGTTGTGGTAATCTTGGTAAGGGTGGAGGGTCTAAAGAGACGGGGTCTACTGTTGGGTCTATTGTTGGTGGTGCTATATGTGGTTCTCCTAATCCTGCTACTGATGGTTGATTATTTCCTAAGTCTTGTTCTTGTGGTGGTGTATAGTATCCACTATCTATAAAGCCTTGTATTTGTTCGTCTGTTGGTATTAACATAGTATCTCGACTATTAGGAATATAAAAAAATCTTACCCCCTGTTGATTTATTCCTATTAATCCTTGATTATATTGAGGTTCTCCATCTTGTAAATCGTGATTCACTAAAAACTCATATTGAAGGGGGCTAAGCTGAGATGGTCTACCGTTATTTAAGTTTCTGAAGTTTTTTTCCTCTATTGCTAGGTCTGCTACTCTTTGGGCTATATTATAAGCGTCTGCTCTAAACGGATCAGACGTTGGGTCGTCTGGGTCATATTGTGAGGTAGATATAACACCGTCTAAGAGTGTTTGTCTGCTTATATTATCTTGTAAATAAGCACTAGTATAATTATCTAACTCTATTAAGTTATCGTCTGTTAATCTTACGTCATATTGATTACTATAAGTAGGTATACTATTAAGTCTCTCAATAAATTCTACAGTAGGTATAGGCACTTTACCAATACCACGACCACCGTATATATATTTTACACCCTCTGGTGTTTCGAATATTGCTTGCCCTGAAAAGTTGTATTGATTTTGATTATTTCTCATAAAGTCGAATTGTTCTTGGGTTATAAGTTGTGATAGGCCGTTATGCTCTTGCCTATATTCTGCCTCGAAATCTACATCTAAAAAGAATTGAAATAATATTTGATCTATATTATTTATATTTTCTATACCGTCTATCTGCTGTATATTATTTCTAAATATCATAAGGTCTCCTGTTGTTCCTTGACTATTAAAATATCTAGTTGTTATATCTGAGATTTGCTGTCTTTGGTCATCTGTAAATTTATCGATTATATCCCCACTAGCCCCTTCCTGTATTGTAATATCTCTTAATATCTGGTCTCTCTCGTCTGCTTCTGTTCTTTGTTGTTCAGTTAAAGCGTCAAAAGTTTGAGCCTCTGGTAAATATTCCCTAACTCCTCCGCCTCTGTCTATATAGGCTCTGTTTCCTTCTCCTCTTAATATATTTACGGTTCTATAGTCTATATTTTGTGCGTCTAAAAATCTTAATTGATTAATAGATAAATCACTACCAGTCCTTCCGAATTGTTGGGGGTGTGCTTGTCTTAAGGCTGATTCTGTCTGAACCGCTGACGATATGTCGTCTATTTGTTGTTGACTATATCCTAAAGTTTGTAAGTTTTCTTGTAATTGTCGACCTGACGTCCTCCTATCATAATAAGATTGAATAGCCGTATTTAATAAGCCCGCCTGTTCTTGTTCTATACTTGTAGTCTGTGTGCTTTCGTGTCCTATATCGACTTCTCCGCTCTGATGGTGTATAGGTAATCCTATTTCGTCTATTTGGTCTCCCATAAATTTATTTATATATATATTATAGAAATTTTATTTAATATTTTTAAATTTACCGTTTTTATATTTAAAAAAATATTATGTATATATATATATACATATACAATATGGTAAGGAAAACAAGAATATATACACGAAAAATACTACAATCTAAAATAAATAATAATTTAATACCAGAAGCAGAAGACGAATACACCGCAATATATTACGATATAAAAAATAGATACGGTAATACAACTTTTAAAATTTTTTATAGTGTTGAAAATATAAATACAAAAAAAGAAAACGATACAGACGAAAAAATAATAACACTATCAGAAAAAGGAGCAAAAACAAAACTATATTTATTTTTTCGAGTTGATAGCGATTATACTATTTTCGATTATCCAGACTATGGAGAATATAAAGTAGTAGTATTAACACAAGATAAAATAGAAATACCACTAGAAAAACTAAAACAAAAATACAAAGACGGAGCGAGCCACTGTGTATTAAATCCTATTAAATTATGGGCAGAAGATAAACGAGACGGAGCGAAAACAAATTCAACGGCTAAAAGATATAATTCAATTATTAATAAAGTCGATAAATTTATAGAAGAATATAAAGACGGTATACCAGACGACGACTTACAATTAATAGCCGATGATTTAAAAATAGGACTAAAAATAGATTTACCATCAACAATAATAAGTAAAGTAAATCATATTGATATTAGACCAATTAAAAAGCCACTTACTACCTTTAATTATATTAATACTAGATTAAATCACGTAGAACACATAATAAGCACTAATAATAAAAATATAGAAATTAGTAAAGAAGAACTAAAATTAAAATTAGAACAAAATATCAAAGAAGATAAAGTAGTATTTTACAGAAAGAACGGAGATTTAATAACAAAATTATATACCGCAGAGGGTATATATACCACTTGTAATGATGAATATTTAGAAGCGTGTAAAGATATTAATTTAAACCCGTGTAGAATTGATTTTAATACACAGGAGGACTTATCTAATTTTTTATTTAGTAATCTTAATAGACCTAATAGAATATCTTTTCTTAAAGAATATGACGAACTAGAAGGAGTAAAACGCCCTATAGATTATGATAATTTATCACATATTGATATAACTAAATCTTACGCTACCTCTGATACTTGTAATTTATATGAAGGCTTTTTAGGCAAAATTACAGACTTTAGAAAGACTGATAAAATAGAAGGAATAGGGATATATACGATAGATAAATTAGATTTTACAAACTGTGAAAAAAATATACTTATGAAATTAAAATACTTATACAACGGCAACGCCTACCCATCAGTAGAACTAAAATATATATCATCTCTTGGTGTAAAATTTATTATTACTGGTGGATGTTGGGGAGAAAAAATAGATATTAAAATACCCGATAAGATGTATAATAAAGATAAAGACGGCGTAGCACACTATAAGCGGTGGTATGGTTGCTTGATGAAAGATACAAGACACGATAGATATTATTTTAAGTGTAATAATTTAAAAGAAGCACAGTTAAACGCTTACGGAAATAAAGAAGCAACAATACGGTATAATTACGGATGTGAAGAAGGTATAATAGAATACCCTAAAAAATACGTATATCATCTGGCACACATAGCAATATTTATACACGGTTATAATAGAATTAGAGTTCTACAACAATTAACACAATTTAATAATATAGAGCAAATAAAAGCAGTAGACGTAGACGGAATATACTATAGAGGAGACGTAAAGGTATTAAAATATTTTAGAGAAAAAGAATTAAAGGATTTAAAATATATTTGTAAGACTTTTACTTATGGTGAAAAATCAGACTATATATTAAAAGAGGAAGAATTGATAGAATATAATAAATATAAATCAGATTACAGAAAAAAACAAAAATTAAAAATTAAAAATCATATATTATTTTATTTTTTTAGAAGATGGTATAATAGAATAGAAGAAAAATTCGGTAATTATTATAATTATAAATCAGATTACAGAAAAAATAATCTAATAGAATTTCATAGAGGAGCAGGAGGAACAGGTAAGACACATAAACTATTAACAGATGAAGGATTAATAAATAAAGTATTCGTCGCTCCTTGTTATAAACTAGCAAGAGTAAAAGAAAAAGATTATAATATAGAATCTACAGTCTTAAATAAATTATTATATTCAGACCAAGCCGTAGACTATTATAATAAATTCAACGTTTTAATATTTGATGAGTGCTCGATGATGAATAAAACAGAACTACAACAAATAATAACAAAATTTGATAGACATAAAATATTTTTTGTGGGAGACTACGGCTACCAATTACCACCAATAGAGGGACAAGAGATAATACCTCAAGATTATAAATATAATATAGTTGAACACACTATAAATTATCGTTGTAAGTGTAAAGATTTAAAAAAATTATTAGATAAATTAAGAAAAAAAATTACAGAAGGTCAACTCTTTTTTAATATAAATAATTATAATTTTGATATAATTGAATTAGAAGATATTAAATATAGAGTAGAAGATATTATAATAACTGTTAGTAATAAAAAAAAAGATATTATTACTGAAAAATTTAAACACTTACAAAAATTTATAGTTTTAGAAAATACATCAAAATATAGTAATACTGAAATATTATTACAAAAGCCAGAAGGTGTAAAAAGTGAACTTAGGCACGGATTTACTATATATTCAGTCCAAGGCGAGACCGCAAAAAATAGGCTATTTATTGATGTATCAAAAATTAAAGATTTAAGAACAATATATACAGCAATTAGCAGAGCAGAATATCTAGAAAATATAATTTTCTTTAGATAAACAATTCAGGAGACGATAAAATAAAAAAATTATTTTATAGTTTTTATAGTGTAGAATTAGTGCGGGGGTCAATTCAGCTTCGATTAACCAATTAGTTAAATTTGGTTAAAAAAAAAATTAAAATTTTTATAATAATTTGAATTAAAATTCAAATTAAAATTTAATTATAATTTAAATTAAAATTTAAATTATATATTTTTATAATAATTTGAATTAAAATTCAAATTAAAATTTAATAATAATTTAAATTAAAATTTAAATTATTTAATTATTAACTTATTAAAATTTAATAATAATTTAAATTAAAATTTAAATTATTTAATTATTAACTTATTAAAATTTAATAATAATTTAAATTAAAATTTAAATTATTTAATTATTAACTTATTAAAATTTAATTATAATTTGAATTAAAATTCAAATTATATATTTTTACTTATTAAAATTTAATTATAATTTGAATTAAAATTCAAATTATATATTT